ACCAGGCCGAGCGTGATTTCTTCGCCAACACGCCCCAGGATATGCTGATCACCCAGGTCCAGCGCACGATCGTTATGGGCTCCGAGACGATGCAGGAGCTGGCTCTGGCTCAGCCAGTCAAGTTCATCGCATTCACGAGCAACAACTACTCCCAGGCGTATGGCGCTCTGGGCGTCAACTCGGCTCTGGTCAAGGATCACATGCTCAAGACCCAGGTGAACGGCACGGACGTCGGTGAGTTCCGCCACCTGCCCGCCTTTGTGGAGCTGCCCCAGTATTACAACACGCCATTCGGCTACCTGCCCAACGGCGTCAATGCCGGTACCGCCAACGTGGGCATGATCAGCTACTGCCTCGACACCTCCAAGCTCCAGCCCACCGGCACCCTGAACTTCTCCCGTCTGGACACGTACCGCCTGGTCGTGCCCCCTACCATCACCATCGGCGCCCTCATCAAGAGCACGTACCTGTACGCCATTTCGTATAACGTGCTCCGTATCCAGAACGGGCTCGGAAGTGTTTTGTACTCAAGCTGATTTTTTTCTGAATATAGGATAGACACTATATGGAAAATTTCAAGAAGTGTGGTTCGTGTCCTCGCAAACCTCAACCTCTTGATCAATTTTTCGACAAATTTGGACGCCCGTGTGCGACTTGTTTAAAATGCCGTTTGAATACGAACAGAAATCGTAAATCACACCCACCCACGCGAGTTTGTGAAAAATGCACAAAGACTGCATCGTTCAATTTTGTAGACCAAACACCTGGAATACGATGTGCGGAACACAAGGAACCTGGAATGATAAACGTAATTCAGAAGAATTGTGATCATGAAGGATGTCTGAAACAACCTTGCTACAATTTACCAAATGAACATTTTGGTAAATTTTGCGCATCTCATAAAACTCCAGAAATGGTAAACGTCCGTGAACGCCCATGTGAACACGAAGGATGTCGCAAGAAACCATTTTTTAACTTACTATCAGAAACCAAAGGTAGATTTTGCGCCTCTCACAAAACAGATGACATGGTCAACGTTTTAGAAGATAAATGTGAACATGATGGATGTTTAAAAAGAATCTGTTTTAACTGGGAAGGAGAAAAGGGTAGGTTTTGTGCTACCCATAAAGAAAATGGAATGGTAAATGTCGTTTCAAAACGTTGTAAATATGAAAACTGTACGACCATTCCAGTGTTTAACTTTACCGGTTCAAAGACTGGAAAGTTTTGTAGGGCCCATAAACTTGAAGGTATGATCGACGTCGAGAATCCACGTTGTAAAACACCAATGTGCGACATAATTCTTGGTGGAAAAAATGAATACTGTGTCCGGTGTTCATCATACACGTTTCCAAACCAGCCTTCTCGGTTCAAGACCCGTGAGATGAAACTCAAGGAATACCTCGTAACTCAGTATCCTGAAAAGACTATAGTACACGATAAGCGTGTAGAGTGTCACTTGTATAGACCAGATTTCGTATTTGACATGGGAAGTCATGTGATTGTTATTGAACTGGACGAGAATCAGCACAGATCATATGACACGTCGTGTGATAATAAGCGCCTCATGAGTATATTTCACGGTCTGTGTTCCAGACCCATGGTGATGATCAGATTCAATCCAGACAAGTATGATTCCGTCTCAGGGTGTTTCAAGAAGGACGGGCAACTTGTAGGTCAAGGCAAGGAGTGGAATCTCAGGACTGAAAAACTCAAATCCAGGGTGGACTTTTGGATCGACGCCCAGCCCGATCGTGAAATTACAGTAGAACATCTTTTCTTCGATAGTACCAACGGGTAACCATGCAACTCTGGCATTGGGTCTTGATCATAGGCCTCTTATTTTTGATCACGTACAGCCCACGTACGGGAAATCTCCGTGACTTTTTTGATACGGAAATATCAGAGGGTGATGTCAAGTCCCCGAGGCCCTCGAGAGAGACACAAAGCAATCGCAATACCCGTCAGCCTAGTGAATGATGTTCCGCACTTTCTCATCGTGCACGACAGAAGGTACCGTGAATGGACTTTTGTCACAGGCGGGTGTCGCCGACGCGAGATTTACAACCCACTTCGGTGTGCCGTTCGTGAACTCGAAGAAGAAACACGCGGTATCATAAACCTGAAGCGCGGCTCTTACGCCTACTTCAAGTTTTCGACCGACACGCCCGAGGCTCGGGACGTGGAAGACGGTGTGGATGTCCTGAACCACTACCACGTCTATGTATTTAACATGCAAATGACCCCCGTGGAACAACGGCACATCGTCAAACGGTTCACGGAGGAAATGGGCAAGATGGATGCCAACTCTGTACCCTTTCGTAAGAATTATGACGAGAATGACGATTGTAAATTTGAGAATCTGGATTTTATTTCAAAATTGCCAAACTTGTGGCCCATGATACGTCAACACGTCTTGGGCAACCCTGAATTCCAGCAGGCTCTTAATCAGGCCAAGATTCCTTTTAACCTCCGTGTTTGAAGGAACTGTGTGCCACTGCGAAAAGCTACGCGTAAATAAGTCCTTCGGACTTATTAGAACAGGATGACCCGGTCCAAAATCGAGTTCGCCACCATCCTGGCCACCATGCGTGGTCAGGGTGAAGACCCTAAACAACTTGCACAGGACATGTCCCTTCGCAAATTGTGTTATGAAATTGAAAAACTCGAGCAGGAGGCCGAGACTCTGAAAGAGTCGGCCCCGCAGGACGAGACAACAGCAGCGCCTTCTGAAAAAACGGAACCCCCAAAAAAGCCTCCAAGACAGAAACACATCCTTTCGTGGCTCTTGGATTCTTCCAGTGAAGATGAGTCTTAGAGAATTTAGGTGCTTAATTGATAATGTCAATAGATAAATGGCGTGTGCCGACAGGTCCAGCCACCCATGTCCTCATGTCCGGAGGAATGCTGTTCGTACCCACAGAGGAAATCCAGGAATTTTACCAATCCTGTGTGGATGCGATTAAATCAGGTACTAAATTGTACGTCGTCGAACAAAAGACTGATCGGTTCAAGTTTTTCGTGGACCTTGATTACAAGTCTCATGAGAAATTGAAGGATGAAGATCTTTTACAATTTTGTTCTATAATTCATGATGCCATTGATCAGACCTCGAGGTGTCTCATCGCTCGGGCCAGGCCCCGACCCGTCGGCGAGGGGCTTATTAAATCAGGGGTTCATGTTCACTGGCCAGACCTTGTCGTCACCAGAAATCAGGCTCTTCAATTTAGAACCAAAATTATTTTAAAACTCACAGAGTACTTGGCCTTCGATTGGGACCGTATCATAGATGCGTCCGTCTATGGAGGCTCTGGACTTCGTATGCTTTGGTCCCATAAGAAACCCACCGGTGATCCATACATTCCGTGGAGGGACTTACTGGAGGCCACCCCGTTCGCCAAGGAGCCGAACGTCGAGACCCTCACGCTCTTTGCCGTGCGTACGGACGACGGGGACGGCCCTCCACCCCATGAGGCTCTCGAGAACAGTGGGCCTCTCCAAGAGTACATCAGGCGCGTACTCGAGGGGCAGAGCCGGACGCACATCAAGAAGGTCCAGCGACACGACCACGACGGCTGGTTCGCTCAGAGCGACTCCAAGTACTGTGAGCGGGTCCAGAAGGAACACAAGTCGAATCACGTATGGTTTTCCATGCGGTCAGGACGCGTCTCTCAGCGATGTTTTGACGAAGAGTGCCGCGAGTTCAGGGGTCGTGAACATATTCTTCCTCCATCAATAGTAGAGCAACTCAATGAAGTTGCTATTGTGGGTAGTCCTTCTTGTAGTTTTCTTATGGATTTTCTTTCCGATGGGTCCCGTCGCACGTTTCAAGAAGTACAAAGAGAGGGTCCACGCGTATTCGGGTCTGGACCCAAAGAGCTGGGAAAGATTTTTGACCAATCTCCAAGAGTTCGAACAGTTGGTTTCGACGGACCAACTTGACGAATCGGCCAAGGCTTTGTACGGCGCCGTGGAAAACATCAGGGACTTGGCGCTCGGAATAAGACGCGCCGACGATGCCGAATACCAGGAGACGCTCGACACCATCGCCAAAGAACTAGGCTACGAAGGCGAATTTATGATTAACGAGCACGCCAACGCCAAGGGCATTCAGTTCTTCCCAAAGTACTTAAACGAATCACTCGTAGATTACCCAGATGTCCGGCCAGAAGGCCCCTTCCCCAGACTCCGTGCCGACACCTGAGCCTCGCACGCGTTCAGGACGCGTCAGCAAGCCTCCAGTGCGTTACGAGCCCGTCGAGCAGGTTGAGGATGATTACGGTGAGGACGATTACGATTCAGACGAGTCGGACATCAAGACGGACGGAGAGGAGGATGACTTTTCAGAAGAGGACACGGACGGGGACTCTGACGCTGATGAAGATGGAAATTTAGACGGCTTTGTCGTGCCAGATAAAAGCGAGAGTGACGATTCAGATAGTGACGACCATGGAGAACCTGCCGTTCCTGTCAAAA